TGCACCAATCATATTATTATTAGATGCAGCTATTGGAGATGATGATTGCATTGGAGATGATTTTGATTGAGCTGGGTTGGAGAATAAATCAGTTCCTGCTACTACCGAATCTCTATTATTAAGTAACGTTATAGAACCTTCTTCCATTAAAGCTCTTTTTCCATATCCACCACTTCCTTGAGCAGGAGAATATACGTCATCTCCTTTTGATAATAAAGCGTAAGCTCCAGCAGTCATAACCGCTATCGCTGCTATAGCTCCTGCAATTCCCCATGGACCTAATTTTCCAAATCCACCAAATATACTAGCCGATGCCGTTGCTATTTCAGGTCCAAGTTGCTTTCTTTTTTCTTGAGTAATTTTTCTTTCCAATAGATATGAACTAAGTTTCATAGCTAGATATGCAGTTGCAAGTGTTCCCATTATAACACTACCAGCAACCATTGCCCAAGTATTTTCTTGCATATATTTTATCAAATCTCCTATTTGTGCAAATATACCTAATATAAATAACAAACCTTTACCTAAACTTTCAATAAGTGGTGCCATTCGTCCACCAAATTGCTCAACAATGGCCCCAATTTTACTTTGTATACCTGACATAACTCCTGATAATTTTTCCGTATTTGCCAAGTTTTCTGCTTGAGCTTTTAATTCATCATCACTTAAATCACGTATATCTACACCATTTTTTATTAACTTATTAGCTTTTTCTAATTGCTCCCCACTAAGTCCACTTAATTTATCTCTAATAGCTAATTGTTTTTCAACTTCCTCAACTTCCATATTAGCCGCTTTTGCTAAAGCCATTTTTGTGTGATAATCTTGTTTAGAAAAATCACCACTTTGTTCTATTGCATCTAATGTTGCTTCTTGTGCATCTGCGATTTTTCCTTCGTATGCAAGTGCTCTAGCTCTACTTAAATTAAATTGACCTCCTACAAAAGTTGCTGCTACCAATTCAGCTTCTATTCCTGATTCAAAATCCAATAACTTTTCCGCATGGGTCCCCATTTTTTCAAGAGTAGTTCCTAACATCTTAGCTTTGGCAGCGGATTGTATGAATAGGCTGTACATTCCCTTTCATGTACTTTGCCATCACACCAGTGTTTTTTGACATATCCGCAAATGCTTCTTTTGCAGAAACCCCTGCATCAGCTAGTGCGGTGGCTGTACTTAATACTGCGCTAGTTGCTTCATTCGCACTCAATCCACCCATTTGCTCAAACGCACTTGCTACGTTTGCAGCATCTTCAGCACTAATACCCATTTTTTTACTCATTACAGCAAGTGAACCAGCAGTAGCCTCACTATAATGAAACATATCACTTTGGGCATTTGCCATTTGTTCATGAATATCATAAACCTCTTTTGCATGAACTCCAAATTTGGCATATTCAATTGCTATATTATGCGCATCATGTTCTATTTTTCCAGTCTGCCGAGCGGTAAGTCCGGTACTTTTTCTAAAATCTTCTGCTGCTTTATCCAACTCTATAAAGGCATGAATACCAGCCCCTACAATTGCGGTAAGTAATACTAATGGACCCATTGCAAATCCGGCTGCCTTAACAGCTTTTCCTAGGTCATTTTTTATTCTTAATAGAGTAACAGCCTCCTTAATTTCATCTTCAGAAAGTCCTTTTAATGATAATCTTAATTTTTCTTCTTCGGTTAAACTTTCTATTTTATCAACCTGATGTTTTGCTAAATCTACTACATCGTTTCGTAAACCTTCCAATATGGATACTTGGCCATCCATAAGCGTTCTTTCCGATTCGGTTGCTGTTAATTGCTTTCGTTTTAATTGTAAAATAACATCATTAACAGAAGCTGTTATAGAATGTTCTTTATTATTATGTTTTAATATAGTTTGTACATTTTGGCTTAATTTAGTAAAATGATTTTTAACATCAAGTATCTCCTCATCCTTTTTCTTTTGATACTCTAACTCTTTTGATACCTTTTCAGATTCAGAAACCTCTTGTCTTTTTAATTTGATAAGCTGATGCTCTTTATCAATTCTTTCTTGAAGTTTTTTAGCATTTTTTTCATTTGAGCGTGCCTGTTGCTTCAGTAATTCATCAATACGTTTTTGAGCTTCTTCTATTTTAGCAAGAGCATCCAAACGTTTCTCATCAGCGCCATTATCTAAATTTTCTGCCATCTAACAATAATTATTTTAAATCGTTGGATACTAACCCACTTTTTACCATCCAATCCCAATCTTCCGGTCTTTCTTTTTTAATTTTTAAAAGATAAGGAATTTGAGAATCCATTTTATCCGATATATCTCTATCAATTTTTCTTAATACAGGATCACTATTTATTATTTGTTGTAATGATTGTGGTTTCTTTTTACCAAACCATCCCCAAAATTCTTTCAAGTTACTTTCTGATATTTTGTATTTTTTCATAATCTATATAGTTTAACATTTATAAATATCTTATAAATAAAAAAGTTAGGATTATCGTCTAACCCTAACTTTTGATGCTGCTTTATTTGATTTTTCTACCTCATCATTCTCTTTCTTTTTTGCCTGAACTAATTTATTATAATAAAACATTCTTAATCTTGTTGGCATTTGATACAATTCCATTACAGTAAAACCATTACCATAGTGTACCATATCGAAAATTTGACTATGTAGGTCTATACTATGATTCGTTGGAAGGCCAAAAAAAGCTAACCCCCAATGTGATAGGCGCCTCCTCCACCTCACCATCAGTATGAGTATATTCATAAGTCATATCCATATCTGGGGATATATTTTTAACATGCTGTCTGAATGCTCTACTATCTAATGCTCTCATATTATTAACAAATCTAGTAATATGCCCAACTTCAGCGTTACCATCAACCGATTTAATCATATATCTCAAACGGGTTGTAATATCCGATGATAAATCTTTATTTAATTTTTTAAGTGCTTCTACTTCTTTATCAATATCATTTTCATCACCATGTGTAAGAATTTTAAACACTATTTTATTCTTACCATAGGGTGTAATATATTCAAATTCATTTTTGTTGTTAAATTGAGATAAATCTACATCTTTGGTTTTAACCTGTGTTAGGTCCATACTTACATTGATAGATTCATTCTTTTTTGATGAATAAAATGAAAATTCATATTCAGGTCCATAACCTAATACTCTAGTTGCTAATAGGATTGCGTTTTTATCCCCAATAATAATATCTTTTGGGTTTACATTATCAACTATAATAGATTCAAATAACTTATCCAACACAACTCCTTTTCTAATAAGATTTGTAGAAGAAAGAATATCTTCTTCTTTAGCTGTCATCAATTTAATTGTGATTCTACCAGATGATAATGGGTTATCTTTTGGATATATTTTACCTTGCGATGGCAAATCCAACACTTCCGTTGGAAAATCGTACTCTTTTTCGTTCATAACTTTATTTATTTTAAGTTTGTATATATAAATACATAATTTTTAAAAAATTAGAAATAAAAAACCCCCACCATTTCTGATGAGGGTTGTCCTTCGGTAGCTTCCGTAAGGAATATTTTTAGAATTCTAAGATTGCTTCCATTGTTCAATCTTATCACCAACAGGTCCTAATAGATAGAAATCAATATCCTTTTTATACATTTCTGCATATCCATCTCTACCAGTAATTGATTCATGTGATAAACGTATCCACTCCATTACTGCTTGTGCCGCAGATGGTACGATTGGGTCATACAAAGTAATCTCCAAGTCTTGCCACTCACCTTTACCTTTTAATTTTCTATAAACGTTGATGTGGTCAATTTTTATAGTTTCAAATTGAATTGTTGGTCGGTTAGCCGCACTTACCGTAAATGATGGGATTGACGTATCAGTCAACTCCATTATGTAACGGTTTTTCATTTTTGGTTCGAAGTTCGTAAAGAACATCTTATCGAAGGATAGAATATCTGCCATTTTATTGCCCTTTTATTTAATTATAAATATCTAATTTGTTTGTTTTTATATTATGCCGAGAAACTTGCTCCAGTTGGTAAGATGTTGAAATCAATTACAATGAATTCAGCTGTCTTAGCCGGTTGTAAGAAAATTTGTCCCGCCATAATATTTCTGTCTATTACATCCGGAGTGTTGTTAGTTTCATCCATCACCACTTTGAATGCGTATAAACCTTGTCTTTGTTGAATTGTTTCCAAATACGGATTAACAGTGTTCAAGAATCTTCCTCTTGTCTCTGAAGTATTTTGTTCGAATACTAAGAAACGAGATGTAGAAGCAATAAACTTCTTAACAGTGATAAGTAATCTTCTTACGTTGATTCTATCTAATGCTGAAGCCTTATCTTGCAATGTCTTCTGTCCGAATGCTACAATTACCACCTCTATTTAAACCAGCAGGTGCGAACCATTCAGCTGCCAATCTATCGTTACTAGCGTAAACCGCTGGAAGTAATGTAGATGGTGGAACAGTTGTAAGTTTGTTAGTATTTGTATCAATTGTTTTAACCCAAGGATAGTAAGTACCAACGTAGTTAGAATCCACAGAGTTAGCCTCATCAGTTGCTTGTGTTATTGTATCAGCGTAATCGTTGAAATCAGCGATGTAGAATGCATCTTGTCTTTCTTCAACCATATCAATTACTCTAGTAACAATAGCTGGGTGTAATCTTCTTACAATACCAGGAGTTACTACCATATTGATGTCATACTCATCAGGATTAGATACTGCTGCGATTGCTTTAGTATATGCTACTGAACCAGATGATGTTGATGTAGAACAATTAAATCCTTGCGTATTTCCAGCACCCCATCCAGCATCACCAGCTTTTAATATTGGTGTTACAGGATTAGTACCATCAAATCCCATTTGGAATCCTAATACGAATTGTCTTTTAACCATATCACCAGAAACCGAACCAGTCATTTGATAAGTTAATCCATTTGCATCAAATGCAAAAGATACGTTAGAGCCAGTCTCAGCGTTTGTTGGAATTGGTTTCATATAATTTGCATTATCTAACTTAATTCCAGTTGTTTCAAAATCAAATCCACTAAAATATATTGGAGATGATGATGTGTTTCCAGTAGAATTAGTTTGGTATATTGCTGCTGGTACTTTTAATGCTTGTGCATTGTTAGTTGCCTTAATAGGATTCGTATATGCTCCATGTCCGAATGGTGCTGCTGATATTGGGAATGAACCTGCATCAGAAACTACAACTCTTACATATTGTGATTTATTTGAGTAATCACCAAATTCAGTCATTTTACCATCCAAACCAATTGTGAAATATCTATCACCAATTCTTCTAGCGATGTAGTTAGGAGAAGCAGGGTCTAAGTTTACATTATTAAATGTTTCAACAACACTCTTTCTCTTATCAGTATCACCAAATGAACGGATTGTTACAGTGAATACAGAATAATCAGTTGAACCATCTTCACCAGCTGCTTTTACATTAGAAATACCAATTTTAAATTTAGTATTATATAATGTACCATGTCCTAAAGTTACAAACTTAAATAAATCATATCTTTCACCACTAATCAATTGAGATTGTACCATTGGTGTTTCAGCAGCTTGTGCATCAAATGCGTAATCTTGCTGTGGAAGTGCAGTTGCACTTACAACAGTACCACCCCACTCACCAGCTGCTGCGTTTGAATATGATGCAGATGCTAAGTTTTCAAAATATGTATATGCGTATGCTTTTTTAGAACCAAATGGAGAAGTACCAAAAACATCAGAAAGGTCATTTGCATCTTTTGGTAAAATTGATGCAGATACCCAACCAAAATCAGAGCCTGAAATTAAGAATGAACCAGAGTATGCTGCTCTTGGGTCAGATACCAAAGATACTGCTTTAGCAACATTTTGATTTCCAGTTTTAGTTGAATGTAGTACACCAATTAGTTTTTCACCAACAAGACCACCAGATGCAAAAATACCGATAGGTGCTGCTTCTTGATAACCACCAACACCACCAACTCTTACGATGGTAG